CCTACTGAATTTTCTATAGCAAACTGAAAAGAACCGCCCGTATTATTAACCTGAGATTTTACATAATTTGTACCAGTAGAAGACGTTATGTTAACTACGCCTGTAGCCGCAGCCACATCTAACCGGTTCGATGGACTCGACGTCCCGATGCCGACGTTGCCGCTGGAGTCGATACGCATACGCTCTGTGCTGTTGTTGGAAAGGGTAAATGGCCCAGTGCCGGAATTGGTAATATCAAACTGGCCATTTGTACCCGAGCTGCGAATTAAACGGGCTTCATAGTCCGTGCTTGCTACTGAATGAAAATCTATATAACTATTTCCGTTTCCAGTTCTTTCACCACCAAGCTCTATATGTGCGTCTCCCGTAGAAACACCTAACCCTGTAATTATCGTCCCGCCAAACTTACTGCTGCCATTTACGGTAAGCAACGTATCAGGCGAACTCGTCCCAATCCCCACGTTGCCTGACGTATCAACCCTGACTCGCTCACTGCCTCCTGTGAGAAAGGTCATTGGCAGGTATGTGCCGGTTCCTGATCTTCCTGACGCAATTCTAAAATCTGAACCGCCAGCCAAAACAACCTGTCCAAAGGAATCATCAGTGACGGTTGAAGATGAGCGCAAAAGTAACTGTGAATTTACACCTGACCCGTTGGGCAACGCCATAATAGTTGTTGCGCCGTTGACCGTGCTTGTCTGAAACGCTACACGGTTTGCCAGCGTTGCATTACTCATGTCACCAGTGATGCGGTTGCCAGTACCTGTGAAGTTCAGGTTGCCTGATAAGGTAGTCGCACCGGTAACATCAAGAGTGCTGGAAAGAGTCGCCGCGCCGCTGATCGTAGTCGCCGGGGTAATGGTCACCGCCCCGGTGGAAACGCTGCCGATGCCGATGGTGCCCGAGCCTTTGGCGTTAACCGTCAACGCTTCATTTGCGCCGCTCGAAATGACGGCAACAGCTACACCACCAGCCGCAGCCGCAGCCTTGATGTTAATGCCCGTGGCAGAACTTGCCGTATTAGTATCGACGTTGAATGCCGGATCTGTCGTTCCTTGACGGCCAACCGCAAAGGCATTGACAGAAGTTGCAGTAATTACGGTCAGGGCGGCACCAGTCGGACCAGTTGGTCCGGTTGGACCCGTGGGACCAGTTCCGCCAGCCGTACCCGTAGGACCAGTGGGACCCGTGGGGCCTGCAACGCTAGAAGCAGCGCCCGTCGGGCCTGTAGGACCGGTCGGACCAGTGGGACCGGCTACGCTAGAGGCAGCGCCTGTGGGCCCGGTAGGCCCTGTCGGGCCTGTCGCACCAGTATCACCAGTTGGACCAGTTGGACCAGTTGGGCCGGTAGGACCAGTATCACCAGTCGGACCAGTAGGACCTGTGGGACCAGTTGGACCCGTGGGTCCTGTCGCACCAGTTGAACCAGTGGGACCGGTCGGGCCAGTTGGTCCGGTTAGACCAGTTGGGCCGGTAGGACCAGTATCACCAGTGGGACCGGTCGGGCCAGTTGGTCCGGTTGGACCAGTTGGACCAGTTGGACCCGCAACGGTAGAAGCGGAACCTGTCGGACCAGTTGGGCCGGTAGGACCGGTCGGGCCAGTATCACCAGTGGGACCGGTCGGGCCAGTTGGGCCGGTTGGACCGGTCGGGCCAGTATCACCAGTCGGACCAGTCGGACCAGTGGGACCGGTAGGACCGGTCGGGCCAGTGGGTCCTGTCGCACCAGTTGAGCCAGTTGGGCCAGTGGGACCGGTAGGACCGGTGGGACCGGTCGGGCCGGCTACGGTGGAAGCGGAGCCAGTCGGGCCTGTGGGGCCGGTAGGACCAGTATCACCAGTCGGACCAGTAGGACCTGTGGGACCAGTTGGACCCGTGGGGCCTGTCGCACCAGTTGAACCAGTTGGGCCTGTAGGGCCAGTGGGACCAGTGGGGCCGGTCGGACCAGTGGGACCAGTGGGGCCGGTCGGACCGGTAGGACCGGTGGGACCGGTCGGGCCAGCTACGGTGGAAGCGGAGCCAGTCGGGCCTGTGGGGCCAGTTGGGCCTGTAGGGCCAGTGGGGCCAGTGGGGCCGCCTGCGCCGGTCGCACCGGTCGGGCCAATTCCCTTTAGATCGGCAATCTGCTGCGTCGTCGCACGGCGAGATGCGCCAGATTGAACAATTTCAACCTGCTCCGTACCACTAAGCGAAGTGGCGACAGGCAAATTGGGGATTTGAATATTACTGGCATACTGCGGCATCAAAGCGGTCCCGTCTTGGGAATTTCATCAAATCCATAGGGCAAGCTGGGGTTGTTTATAACATATCCACCGGATGTGTAAGTCCCCGCGAACGTGGAATCTTGAAGATCTAAATGAGTTTTGTCGATGACAGTAATCACCCAAGTGCCGTTCGCCGCAGTGGCACCAAGGACATCTTTAATGATGACCCGTTGATTGGTGATCATGCCAGACGTGACGGTGACGGTGATCCGAATCAGGCCAGAACCGTTGTTCGAAACATTGACGACATTCTTGTAAGTGACAGCATTCGGATCGGTACCTGGAAGCTGGTTCTTACCGCCCGGTGGCTCGCCCGTCTGTTGCGTTACGCGAATGTTGTCAGTCGCCACACTATCTAAGCTGGTGACGCGAGTGTCACCCATGGGAACAGGAATGCCTGTCGTCACGTTTGTCGTGTTGTAACCTGACACCTGACGGCGATCTGTCGAGTCCCAAACATAAGGCTCAACACGCGGATTGATGATCGGCACAGGATCCGCCGGCAAAACAATTGCGCGAAGCTGCGATTGCGGCGTGTCATAGCAAGTGTTGCAAACTAAAAGCCGAATGTTTTGCAGCGTTGCACCGCGATAGTCAAACTGCCAACGCAGATTGACGTGGTTGTACCAAATGCCGCAGCGGTCGCAGACTGCAAATGCCTGCGGACTACTTGCGCTAGTTCTAGCCCGTCCAGATCGAGAGGCATATGCCATCGGCTAACACCCTTAAGGACGGAAATATCCAGCGATTTGCGGAGAAATGTACTGCTGCGCCTGTTCAACATTCTGACTCGCGGCAATCTCATACGCTTCATCAGCAAGCGGCTTGAGCAAAGGCAGCTTGTCAGGCGACCAAACCATGGCCAGACGCTGCGCCAAACCAAACGCAAATGCCTCAAGCCACAAAAATGGTATGTCTACCGTCTGCCCGCTGACGAAGTTGGAATCCTGAATCTGGATTACTCGGTAGTAATTCAGAGTCTGCGGCCCGTTATCGACATTCGGCACCGGCCAGAGCGTGACGGTCGGCGACAGAAGACGATCAAACCAGTAAATAGTTGGAAAGCCCTGCTGTTCCTTGTTCGGATAGCTGGCGTATTCCGTGCGGCTTACCGGAAGAATGATTCTGTCAATGTTATCGCCAGTAGCGTCATTACTAATGTACGCATCAAGCATCATCACCGTCTTGGCGTCGACGTTGTAGGTGCTTTGCCCAGTAACCAACGCGGTGGAGACCAGATCAACCTTCCAAAGGTTGACGCCCTGGTTGCTCCATCTAGCGCACATCAAGTTCGTCGCCATGCGTGCGCTGGTCATATGCTCTTGAACGATAGACGTATTGCGAATACCGCAAAGATTGAACGCATAGAGCGTCAATTCGCCTAACGAAGGATTGAAAGCATACGTCCCGCTGGTGGTCATTTACTGAGGCACCACACCGGTCTGAGCGAGCGTCGTCGTGACATCTCCGGCACCGGCGGAGAAGCTGTTAACTTGAACGCGGACCCAGGTCGGAGCGAAAGCAAACTGAGTGATGGCAGTCGCAGCGGCAGCAGCAACCAACGTAGACCAAGTCATATCCGCAGCGGCGACCGGGTTGGTCGGCGAGTTGGGATCGTCATAGCTCATCAGAACAGTGTAATTGATCGTGCCAGAGACGATGGCCTGAACAGACAAGTTTGGCAGAGCCCACTCATTGTCCAGACGGGCCCATCTGGATCCGCCAACTGTGGTCGTGCCAATCGAAAGATTGCTGGCCAAGGACGCGCTTGCCGTGACCGAGATGATCGTTTCGTAGTCCAGAACAGAAGGCACAGTGGTTGTATTAACGCCTGCTATAACTTCAGTGATCGTGTCTCCGTTAGCGTTTGTTCCGACAACCGTGTAATTTTTGCCAGTGCCATCACCGGCAAAAGTAAGCAAAATACGGCGAGTCGTGTCGAGCGTAGCAATGCCCCCAGAGACCAAGCTGCCATTCAGCGTAAGAGCACCGATAGCGGCGGCAGACGCCGTGCGGATGTTAGTGGCGCTGGCCGCAGTAAACGGGCCGGCGGTGCTTACGATTGGGATCATGATAGCTCCTTAATATTTTCTGCACATGAAGAGCGTCAACGCTTCAATCAATGTACAAACGGTTTAACATTTGACGTCCCAACGCTTCAGCGCAAGATTGATGCGGCTATTCGGATCATGGGCAGTTTTAGCAGAAGTCAGCTTTTCTTTCATCCCGCACATGCGGCTGCGGAAATTATCCCGCCGCTGGGCTGCCGCTGGGCTGCTCGCCGCTTCGCTGGCAGTCACAGGGCGTTTAATGTTTTGACCTTCAGCACGAAGAGATGCGCGACCTTTTTCGTTTAGGCCACCCTGTGGGCTTTTGCCCTCTTTGCGCGTCCAAGCACCGGCCATCTAAGCCTCCAAAGGAGAAACGGGGGCCGAAGCCCCCGTTCAACCATTAGTCGTTCATTTCGATCTTACGCCCTTTGGGCGCAGTACCGGCATGAGCGGACGACAGCGGGTTCATGTTGGAACCCGCACGACCACCCGACTTGCGCGGCATACGGCTGGCATTGGCCTTGGACATCTTGCCCTTGACCATGCCGCCGCGCTTACGCTCTTCAGCTTCGTCGTTCACGTTCGACTGGTAGGTGTAACGCAAGTTCTTACGCTTGGCGTCCGCCTCATAGTCGCGAGTACCAGAAGCGGGCGATTCCATCGCGCCGCCGTTGGCTTTACCCTTACGAGTGCTCTTCATATGACCCTCCTATTAGGTCGGATTGACGGCAATGCCGCTGGTACCGGCAGTCGGAGCCGCACCATCGACATAGATTTGACCGCGACTGGTTGCATCGGTGCCGAACTCGGTGATCCCAACAAGCGTGCAGTCCTTCATGAGCAGAAGGCCGCCAGCGGAAGCCGGGAGCGTAGCGAGGCCAGACATCGTGGTGGAAGTAGACTGCACGTTGTTGATAAACGTGCAGCGATCAAACTTCTGCCAACGATCAATGCCCGAAGCCGCCGAGACCAAAATACCAATGGTCGTGGCGGAACTCGTTTGGAAAGCAAAGTTGCAACCCGTGAACGTATTGCGAGGCGTGCCAGCGGCAAACTTCACAGTCGAATTGGCAACAGTACGAGTAACCGTGTCGAGACCAATCTCGCAATTGACGAACGTGTTCTCGCCAGTCGTTCCCGTAACGAGGAGCGACAAGCTCGAAGTGCTCTGGGCAGAAGCGGCATCACCCGCACCACCAAAGCTCACGTTGTTGTAGTAATTGCGACCACCGCTATCCGTCCACGCGATCTGATTGGAACCGCCAGTCGAGAAACCGTTGAAGACAGAGATGTTAGAGAAGATGCAGCCCTGAGCAGTCACCACGATGAAGTTGCCCGAATTGAACGTCGCCTGGGTGTAAGCACCAGTCGGCGGAGCAAAACGAGCGCGAGGATTAACCACAGTCGGAGCAGTCATGCCAATGATGTGGCAAGCATCTTTAGCCCACGTCAAAGTACCGGTGGTCGCATTCGGATCAATCGCCTGAGCATTGGCGAGAGACAGACGCTGCGTAGCCGCAGTGCTGCCATCGCCAACAATCACGGCAACGTCGTTAGCGCCATCGGTCATCTGTGCGTAAGCACCGTAGATCGTCTGAAGCGGACTATCAGCAGCGCCAGTGTTCGAATCATTTCCGTTGACGGCGTCAACGAAAAAGACACTGCCGTTGGTGATCGGAATACCGGACATCCCCATCGTGGGGACGCCCGCAACCTCAAGGCCGCTGAGATGAGTAATACCCATTTTTAGCTCCTTAAGAAGTGGGGAACGACCCGAAGATCGAACGCCAGTTGTAGTACCCGAAGGAGTACCGCTCGTAGCCCTTAACCAGCAAGTTGTCCGTGACGAAATCGACCTGCATGTCCGTCTCAAACTTAACGCGCTCCATGTACGAGAGACCGTCAATGTTCGTGAGCAGGAACCAAGCATAAGGCGAGGTCAAGAAGTCATTGGTCATGTACGATTCAGGCAAGCCACCTGAGGTCATCATGATTGCGTTGACATCATTATCTGCCGTACCTGGGCGCAGTTCCGTCTTCGTCAAACGGATCGCAACCGGCTCAAGCTGCGGCGGAACAACCAGCTTACGCGCACGAGCAAACACCTTCAAACCAGCCTGATCTTTGAAGTTCGTACGAACCTGGATCATGCCGTTGAGGAGAGTCGCTTCGTTCAAGTCAGCCTGGATAGCCGGCGTGTTCGAAACAGTGCCGCCGTCAATCGGGTGAGCAGTGGAGCAAAGAGCCACACCATCGCCGCCAACGGAAGAATTGTAGGTCGTCGCCGTGTTCAGCACGTTCGCGCCGTAGATTTCCTTGGTCTGAGCGAAAGATTCCATCAGGCCGAGGTTTGAGGGAGCGAACTGAGTCTTGTACAGGTTGTCGTCAATCGCCTTGCGGGTGATAGCGTACCCGAGGCCGATTTCCGTGTGCTCCTGGTTGTAGATGAACCGCTCGCCAGCGCCGTTGTCGAAAGCGGTCTGGCCGCCTTCAGTCTTCAACTGCGCGAGACCGAGGTACCGCATTTCGGCGGTGCGCTCGAGGGCCATCTTCGAGTCGTGCTTCGTGAAGATCTTGTCGTACTGCGACGGGATCATCTCGTACTTGCCTTCAACGCCCCGGAGACCAGGGAGGAGAAGGTCTTTAATGGCAGAAAGATTAACAGCCATGATTCCTTACCCCTTCTTAACCAACGGATGTGAGCGTTTTAGTGCTCACATTGTTGAAGGAAACGATTGCGTAATTGTACGCACCAGCAGCGGTGCCGGGAGCGCCCGGCGGCTCTTCCACGAGACTGACAACGCGGAAAGGCAAGGTGCTGGTGGTGGCGAGAGTGCTCTGGTCGAGAGAAGCGCCAGAAATACCGCTCATGGTATTGCCCGTGCCAATCGCGTAGTCGATGTTCGAGTTCACATCGGCAACGACCAAACCGGTCGCACCAACCTGAGCCAGGAACTTGGCGTTCGGGTCGTTGACGATGTAGCCGATCACATAATTGGTCGCGGCAACATCGCTGCCGGGCCAATAGTTGCCCCAGACGGTACGCTTCTGCGAAACCGACAGGTACTGACAACCGACAAAGACGCCAGCGGTCTGAGCATCAGCGCCAGCGCCCTGAACAACAAGGCCGGCGTTGGTCGGAGTGACCGGATCGCCAAAGAAGATGTTAGTCGCATTGTAAGCAATACGGACAGGGACCTGCTCATACGTCGGAGCGGAACCCGTGCCACTGTACTGCCGAAATCCGAAAGGCGCGTTAGTGTTCGCCATGACGGAACTCCTTTCTA